TCAAAATCCATACCGTCAAAGTCTGGGTGATCATTCATAATTCTTGACCAGCCATCTACACCCACAACAGGCACAATGCCATTATTTTTATCTGGGAATGCGTAGATTTCTTTAGTCCAGGGGTTGAGGCCATATTGATTTGCAACAATCAAAAGGGCGGTCATCTGGGCATCTGATACTTGACCTTTAAATGCCGTAGCTTTCAAGGTTTCTAATACATTTGCTTCTTCACCCATGCCAAATTTGGCAGATAGGTTTTTACTTAGTGTTGTGAGCGCATTACTCATTTTTATCTTCCTTGGTAATTAATTAATTGCTGTACGAAAAACCTCAAATAAGAAATAAAGTGCAGCACAAGTCAAAAATACTTTGAAATAACCGTCTGATTTGCTATGTGGCTTTGTAAATATCAGTCGTTGTTCAGCAGTGATGTAGTCGTTATTCATTTTTTTACTTTCCTGTACTGGGAGTTTCTAAAGGTTCCGATTTAAAAAAAGCTGGGTACATCCGCATTACTTGAGCGCAAGCTATTTCAATTGCTTTCTGACGTGCCAATGGATCTTTAGCTGTAATGGGCGTTTGTGATGCCCTTCTAAGAATCATTGCCGCTTCAAAAGGTAATGTTTTTGCTATTGCCATCGTTTCGTTAGTTGGTGGATTTGATAAATAAGACGCGCAAGAGCTTGTACATATGACGCGTCTTGGAATACGTTCTTACTTATCAATTCCGTTGATCAAAAAACCACTTCAACTACCCAGCAATCCGTCTTGGTTTGCGATTGCATCGGCCTAAACCGAACCTGCCATCGGCTCTTATTCAACTTGGCAATCAAATAAGCACAATCACAAGCAAAGACGGACTACTTACTACTAGCTGCTGATTACTTATGGCCTAAGCCTTATTTCGTCTGCCACCGTTGGTCTGCTAAACCTTTAATCACCTACAACTCGCCTTCGCTTCGGTGAAACTGTGTTGCTATGTAAGTAATTTAGCAAAAGCGATAACTTATGTCAATAGCAAAAGCTAAATAAATTTGATGTGTTGGAAAAATACCTAAAAAATAGGCGTAAAAAAACCCGCAGCGCGGGTTATTTACTTGAGGCTTAAACTTTTAAGATTTCATTTTTCGGTAGATTTGCAATGAATAAATCACTGTAAATACCGATGCCCAAGCTGCAAGGGTTACTTCAATTGCCTCGATAATAGGGATTCCACCTTGAAATAATCCAATAAATGACAACCACATCATGAATGCAAATCCATAAAGCTCTTTGAGCTTTTGTTTCATACATCCATTTCCATTTTCTTTACAACGCCACAAAAAGCGCTGTCATCCTTTAATTCCATAATGGGGTATCTGGGGTTCAAAGGTTTTAAGAATAGGGCGCTGCCATCCTGTATTAACTGCTTAAAGGTAGCCTCATCACCATTCTGTCGAATAACAACATATTGTCCTGGTTGTGGATTTTCTTCTGGTTCTACGATGATGATGCAGCCATCAGGAAACTTCGGCTCCATGCTATCTCCGCGCACCTTAAGGGCGTATGTGTGGCTTTTCGCGCGATAAGTAGTTTCTACTCGTTCGCCTTCTCCGACGGCTAAATTATCAATGACATCCTCCCAGTTTCCTGCTTGAACCCACGAAATAAGCGGCACCGATCCACGCAAGCCAACGCTAGGTGAAAGGTTGTCGCTTGCAAAGTTGTCCCCTAGCTTTCGGTCAAACCAAAGAGGTTGTAAACCTAATTTTGATTCAATCTTTCTCGCAGCTTTTTCCCCCAGGTTCCGATACCCAGTAAGCCATTGATTTACTTGTGCTGGTTGTAGCTCTGCCTTACGGCAAAAGTCAGCCTGACTGCCAGCAAACTGCTCGTCGATCAATTCTTTTAATTTCCGCTGTCTATTCATATTCACAATTTAGCATTTGCTTTTTTCGCAAAAGCTATTGACTTCTTATATAGCTTTTGCTAAATTCCTATACATGGATCTGAAAACATATATCTCAAATAACTACGGCTCTGCCAAAGATATGGCTAAACAAATTGCCGTGTCACCTTCCTTTTTAAGCCAGATGGCGTCAGGAGTTCGGTCGGTATCGCCCGAGAATGCGGTTGCGATTGAACGCGTAACCGGTGGTGAAGTTAAGCGCCAAGACTTGCGCCCTAATGATTGGGAGCAGATTTGGCCAGAATTGTGTGGAGTAGTGCATGACTGAACTATCTCCCATTCAGGTCGAACTGTCACGCAAGATCGAACGCACCATCTTGCATGCTCTTGCAGAAAAAGGCCAAGCAGCAACAGCGACAGCGCTCAATACCAGTGAATCGACTATTAGCCGAATGAAGGATGGGCAGCTAGAAAACTTTTCAAACATGTTGGCATTTTTGGATTTAGCCGTTCGCCCGGCAGGGCAACGCGCAGTTAATCCGGTGCGCATGAAGGCGCTTTGCACGTTATTAGAAGCCGCCATATCTGAATCTGGTATTTCAAATCTGATTTATGAGGGGGAAGAATGAGAACGCAAGTATCTGAAACCAGCCTAGCAGCCTATCGCAGTTTATCTACTGCGTCATTAACTGGCACTGAGATGGAAGTCATGGCCGTGATGAATGATGGCCAAGCAAGAACCCGTCGTCAAATCGCTGATGAACTTGGATGGCGTGATGGCCCGACTTGTGGTCGATGCAATTCTCTAGTTACCAAGAAAGCTTTGATCTCTGTTGGTGAGCAAAAGAACCCAGAGAGCAATAAGTTTGCAGAACTCTTGCAGATCCCTCCAAAGAACCCCCAAGGCGTTTTATTTCAATGATGTCAGTTATGCAAATGGCTAGGGTAGCCCCCGAAAAGACGGAGTTCCTGACCCGTCCTGCCACGCGCTTTTTTAGTCAGGCTTTACAGGAGAAGCAAATGAGTAGTTATTTTGAGAAATTAAAAGATCCTCGGTGGCAGCGTAAGCGCTTGGAAGCTATGGAAGCTCATGGATTTGAATGTGAGATCTGCTATGACCAAGAATCCACTTTGAATGTCCATCACAAGGCCTATATAAAGGGCAGAGAGCCTTGGGAATATGAGATAGATCAATTAAGTGTTCTATGCCAATCCTGCCATGCTGCCCAACATTCTTTTGTAGATGAGCTAAAAATTATTTCATCTTTCCTTCCGATTGATGGCCCATGCAATAAGTTTGAAATTACTGATCTTGTGTTGGATTTCATTCGGCATGAATACCCAGAAAAGGCTGTAAAAATCGATAAAGCGATCGAAGAAGCAGGTGGTTCCGATGCCAAATAGACTTTTAAAAGAAGGGATTGTTGATTCCTCCGCGATAGATAACTTGTCCGCAGAAGAAGAAGTGTTTTTTTACCGACTTCTGGTGGTGGCAGATGACTACGGGAGAATGGATGCGCGACTTGCGATTCTAAAATCAAAATGCTTTCCATTAAAAGATCATCCAAAGCTGCTTGAAAAAATTGATGGCTGGTTGCAGTCACTTGTCCGTCAAGAGCTTATCAATCGCTATCAAGTAGATGGCAAACCTTACCTAGAAATTCTTAAATGGGAGCAGCGTATTCGTTCCAAAGAGAAGTATCCATCATCTGACGACAGTCAACCCTATGTCGTTTGTCAGTCAAATGACAGCAATGCGCAGACAGATGACGGCTTGGGTAGGGGTTTGGGTTTGGGTAAGGGATTGGGTAAGGGTAAGGGTAATGGGGGAGTTGCTGACGCAACCAAGCCAACCAGATTTTCTAAAGACTTTCAGATGACGAATGAATGGATTTTATTTTGTAAAAACGAAAGACCAGATCTTGACCCTTACAAAACTTTTGATGATTTCAAAGACTTTTGGACATCAAAACCAAAGGACAACACAAAGCTTGATTGGCTGGCTACATGGCGTGGATGGATTAGAAGGCAAAACAAATCCCACATAACCCGCCAGGACAAAAATATGGAAGGACTGCACCAACTTACCGGTGGAATGCTCAGGCCAAAAAAAGACTACACGGTATTCCCGTCAATTGAATCGGAGATAGAAGATGCCCACTTACTCGGCCACTGATTTTTGCAAGGGAGAGCAGGGTGTTCAGTACATCTTTGCCAAAATGTCAATCATCTACGGAACAGCCTTTCGTAACCATTGGGGTGATACCGACAAAGAATCTATCGTTAGTACCTGGTCTGACATTCTCGGAGCGTATGCAACGTATCGCCCAAGTATGGATTTTGCATTAAACAACATGGATTCCAAGTTTGTTCCGTCTGCATTGGCATTTCGCGACATCTGCAAACAAGGCCCACGCATTCCATCTAAGCCACATTCCATCATTACTAAGCAATTGACGGAAGTAGAGAAGATCAATATCGAAAAAGCCAAGCGCGAAGCAATGGAATTGATTTCTAAATTTACCAAAAGAGTGGTGGAGTGATATGCCAAAAGTGTGCCACCCAGCTTGTAACGCAGGAATCCTCATCCCAATTGCAGGGAGAGTATGTATTGGCGT